ACTGGCGGTCTTTGTAGCAGTTGAAGTAAAAACAGCAACATGGCGACAATCTGAGCCACAGAAGAAATGGCAGAAGGCGGTCGAGAAACTAGGAGTGAAATATATCCTTGCCCGATCTGAGAACGATATAGACTAGATATGAAAAAACCCTCGCTGGGAGGGTTGGTTGAATGATGTTTATTTTAAGTGGATTGCTTATTCTTTCCGGTCTTATTTTTTATCTTTGCCAATAAAATACAAGATTCATGCGTTTCTGGCGTGCTGTATTTAATATATGATTGATTTAATCTAACCAATTCAGCGCGTGTTAATAATATTAAATTCTCAATCCTACAGTCTGTTTTAATACCATTTCTAAATGAAACAACATGACCTTTTGGGGTGGGTCCGTTATGGCTTTCCCATACCCACCGATGCTTATAAACCATTTGTCGATGACCTTCGACTTTTACCTCTACATGACCATCACGGTTTATTCGCTCATACCCAATAGGTCGGGCAGTATGTGGAATGTTTCCTTTCTTCCATAATGTTTCAGGACTTGGATTGAATCCTTTTAATCCTTTATTCCATGTCTTATGGCCTTTTTTAAGTTTTCCATCCCTTCCAGTTTTCAATCCTAAGTGCGTACATTTTGATTGAACCTGATCAACCGTGTAGTCGGTATCAAATGTTTGGTTTATTAACTCAGTAAGCTCTCTGCGCGGCATGGTGCTATGCTTTCGCATAAACACCAACACATCATCAGAATATTTAATTGCAATACCTTTTGGCATTATTAAACCTCAAAATCCATATCACCTAAATTGATTTGCGGTGTAACCTGGTTTGGGTTTAATCCCTTGTATTGAGCAATTAATTTAACAGCATCAAGCTGTGTCTTATGAGCATCAATAATATTTTCACTAACTTGTGAAATTGTTTGCGCTCGTTGAACTTCGGCTTCAAGCTCTGATTTATCAGCTTTAGATAGTCGATCTAATTGAGCAAACAAGTGGTTATTTAAATCTTTTAACGTGTTCATTTACTTTCTCTCCAAATTAAAACAAGTCATACATTTATTAATTTTCGTACCAGCATAAAACTTATGAGTTAATCGCTCTAAGCTACCGCATGAACGGCACGGCTTTGTGTGCATGAAAGTTCTACGACCAACCGAACGGGCATTTGTGCGATTGATCTACCATTGCGGAATATCAGGACGTGGTGGTCGATCACCAGGTAATTTAAAGCTGGTCGGCGTTGCTCCGAATATGCGATTAAGGTCGGCGTTGAAGCGGTCGGAAATTGGGGATTCGATCATGCTGAGATATCCTTTCTTGCAATCTTCATTTGCTGCTTTGCGATGCGGTCACAGTGTTTATTTGCTGCGTAGCGATTTTCAGTTTTTTTGCTATGCCCTTTCACATGCCGGCATTCGATTTCAAAAAGGAAATCCCTTGCATAACCGTGAATGTAATCAAGAACAATTTTTACATCTTTTCGTGGCTTTGATTGCTTTGCAATGCAGTAAACAACACCAATATTATCCAATTGAATCAAAACCTTGTCTCCACTAGAAATAAGACCTGCTCGCACACTAATATTTAATGCGTTGGCAACAGCTTTCATTTCAGCCTCATAGCTATCTTTGATTTTTCCTTGAAGTGGTTTGCCTCCAGCCAGCTTTCCACGATCAGAAACACACCAAAAACCAAAAACCGCCTGCGCCTGTTTTAGAGCAATGCGAAGCATCTGTCATAAGAGTTACATTCATACCAACACCCCTTCACTTGTTAATTTTTCGGTTTTAAACATCGCTACACCTTAATTCCATTGCCCATATACAAAGCTATTAACTTCTGCCCAACATCATAATCCACGTTTTTACGCTTACCAGATGACAGCAAAGATATAGCCGGTTGAGAACAGCCAGCTAAAGCTGCCAGTTCTGCCTGCGTCATTTTTTTAAGAAGCTCATTAACGATAAATTGCCAGTTCATTTTTGCATCCATATATCTTTTGTAATAATCTATATTCTTTATATATGGAAGTCAATAAGCCTGTATTTCCTGTGATTAAAGGCATTTTATAAATTATTTTGAAAATCTATTGCTTAAAATTATTACATATAATATATTTGCACCACAGACAGAAAAAAGCCCGACTGGACGAGAAATCAAATCGGGCTTCAACACAACGAGGTTATTATGAATACAAAAGTTAATGAAGGCAAGTTAATTAGCGGGAAAGAAGCGCTGATAGCTTTGGCGAATGATAGAGATGTGGAGTATTTGGACGAAAATTTAAATGAATGGATTTGTATGGATATGACTCATCATTTTAAGCGTAAATTCCGCCTCAAGCCTCGCACCATCTCAATCAATGGCATTGAAGTTCCTGCGCCTTTTGAGCCGAAAGAGGATTGCATTGTATTCATTATTGATGATGGTAAAACATGCAACTACCGTCAGTATGATTATGAATTTGGCGCAGAAGATGAGTCGAATTGGATTGGCATTTGGCGCACCGAAGAAGAAATCAAACAAGTCGTTTCTACCCTTCGCCAAGTATTTGGAGGCAGCCATGACAACTAAATTCAATATTCTCAAGTCTGCATTCATTGCAGCATCAATCAGTGCGGGGATAGCAGTAGTTTACGCTTTCCAACCTGCCAAGGTTGCTGATGATAGTCATCAAGTGGTTATCACAGCTCAAAAATATGAAGTGCTTAACCGTACTTGCAATGAGACCTGTATCGCTACTGTCAAAGCCAACGATTACAACATTTATGTCGAGTATGCCATGGATGATGCTTCGGTTGAATTCTTAGACATTCTTAATGTGGTTCGTCATGACGAGACTGTGAATGCTTATGTTGATCGTTATGAGATTCAAAAGATTAACGCTGCGATTGCTGGAGCTAAATGATGAACGCTCAAACTAAACCTGAATTGTTCGCTCCATGTTTTCCGATCTTTCAAATCAAGGCTGAAAGCATTGAAGTTGATGCCGACATGGTTCAATTCACTCTGCAATACGGTTGTGTTGAGATTGATTGTGAAATGTTGGCGAATGAGTTGAGTGATTCGACCTGGATCAACAAAACAAACGATCCGCAGAATGATGTGGAAGTGGATTACACCAGATTAGAAGTGGATGACCGCACACCAGTGACCGTGATCCGTACTGATGCTGACGTGGTAGATGGTCAAAAAATAAAATTGACTGAACAGCAAGTTGAAAAATTGAATCAGCAACTTGAATGGATTTGTGTTGAGTTGTTTGAAAAGAATATGGCGGCTTAACGGTTGCTACTCAACAATACTGAATACTGAATACTGAGGACTGAATAATGAGTATTGCAACACTAATTTTAGGCCAGTCAGGAACTGGCAAATCAACAAGCCTTCGCAATCTAAACCCAAGTGAAGTGCTATTAATTCAGGTGGTTAAAAAACCACTGCCGTTCAGATCTACTGACTGGAAGCCGCTTACTAAAGAAGGTGGTTCGATTGTGGTTACAGACAATCCGCAGCAAATCATGGCAATCATGAACAAATCAACCCGCCCAATCATTGTGATTGATGACTATCAGTACGTCATGGCGAACGAATACATGCGCAGAAGCCAGGAAACAGGCTTTGCAAAATTTACCGAGATCGGTCGCAGCACATGGGAAATATTCACAGCTGCTTCCCAGCTTGCAGATGACAAGCGCGTCTACATCCTGAGCCACACAGAAGAAAGCGAATCGGGTAAAACCAAAATTAAAACCATTGGGAAGATGCTGGATGAGAAAATTACACTGGAAGGCATGGTGACAATCTGCCTACAAACAGCAATCATTAATGAGCAATATGTTTTCATGACCAAAAATAACGGTCATAGCACAGTTAAATCACCTATCGGCTTGTTTGAAAATGACCATGTCGAGAATGATCTAAACGCAGTTGATAAGGCCATCTGTGAATACTACGGACTGACAACTGAATCAAACCAAGCAAATGAATCATAAGGAACAAAACCCATGACAACTTATCAACCTTTTACACTAAACGCTGAATCAGCAAAACAAGCAGATACTGGCGGTCGCATTGAATCAACAGGCAAATATGTCGGCACCATTAAATCAATGGAGTTTGTTACTTCAAAAAATGGGGCACAAGGTTTTGAGGTAAACTTTGAAACAGATTCGAAAGAATATACTACTTTCACAATCTGGACAGTCAACAAAGACGGTCAACCATTATCAGGTACTCATAAAGTGAATGCTTTACTTACTTGTTGCGCGGTACGCTCACTTACTCCAACCGATCAGCCATTAGAAAAATGGGATCATGAAATTAGCCAAAAGGTCAAGAAAACTTGCGTTGTTGCACCTGAGATGACAGGTAAGCGTAT